CCTTTCCTTTTCTAACCCTAACCAAAAAAACTTTAAGCAGGATTAAAAAAAATGGCAGTGAGAGGCAGGAAATCAGCGGCTTCCATGGTTGTTGCGAATAAATCAAACATAGGCGTGTCGCTGCGGTTGGGTGCGCCATTGCATTTAAGTGATGCAGAGATATCCGTATGGAATGAAGTCGTAAACGACCAGCCAGCAAGTTCATTTACACCAACACACTCGCCGTTGCTTGAATTGTATTGCAGGCACATTGTCCAGGCGCGTGTTATAGCAGATCAGATTTTAGCGTTCGATGGCGCTTGGATGGCTGATGATGAAGGCCTAAAGCGTTACGACACATTGCTTAAAATGTCGGAAAGAGAGAGTCGGGCAGCATCATCATTAGCGACTAGGTTGAGAATTACGCGCCAAGCGATAGACCAGCAGACAGTAGCGAGAACAATAAAAGACCAATCAAGAGGTAATAAACCTTGGCAGCGACTAACCCACGAAAAAGAAAATTAACCCGTGGCGATGAGAATATTGAATGGATAGAAACTTATTGCAGAATACCAGAAGGTAAATTTGTTGGTAAGCCGGTTAAGTTATCGAAGCAACAAAAAGCGTGGATAAAAAACATATACGACACGCCAACGCGCATGTTTATATTGTCAATGGCAAGAAAGAATGCAAAGACGACATTTTGCGGATTTCTGCTGCTGCTTCATTTATGTGGGCCTGAAGCTAAGGAAAATAGTCAATTATACAGCGCGGCGCAATCAAGAGAGCAAGCGGGGTTATTATTCTCATTAGCTGCAAAAATAGTAAGGATGTCCCCAGATTTAAATGATGTTGTTGGTATACGAGACACGGCGAAACAATTATTTTGTTCAGACCTTGGAACTTTATACAAGGCGTTGTCTGCGGAAGCGTCAACGGCATACGGATTATCTCCAGTCTTTACGGTACATGATGAACTTGGTCAAGTTAAAGGGCCACGGTCAGAACTTTATGAGGCACTAGAAACTGCTGGAGCTGCACAGGAAGCGCCGTTATCAATCGTAATTAGTACACAAGCGCCAACGGACGCTGATTTGCTATCATTGTTAATAGATGACGCACTAACTGGAGCAGACCCACGAATTAAAGTAGTTATGCACACGGCACCACTTGATGCGGATCCTTTCTCAGAGAAAACAATACGGCTCGCGAATCCTCATTACGATGAGTTCATGAACAAAGAGGAGGTTAGAAAGCAGGCCGCAGACGCTGAAAGGATGCCTAGCAAGGAAAATTCCTACCGTAATTTGATACTTAATCAACGTGTTGAGGCTAGAAGCCCATTCGTATCTAGGATCATTTGGGCTTTAAATGGCGATTTACCCGAAGATATCGACGGTAAAGATGTATATGGCGGACTTGACCTGTCAAGTGTTAATGATTTGACCGCATTGGTATTGATAAGTGAGCGCGGCGATGGTTTTGATGTTAGTTCGGAATTTTGGCTTCCTGAAAATGGATTGGCTGAAAAGTCAAGAAATGACCGCGTACCTTACGATATTTGGGCGAAAGAAGGGTATTTACAGACAACGCCAGGCTCATCAATAGAATATGAGTTCATTGCTGAATACTTGCGCGGGATATTTGACCGATGCAACGTTTTAGCTATGGCATTTGATAGGTACAACATGAAATTTTTAAAACCTTGGCTAGTGCGTGTAGGGTTTAGCGATGAAGAACTTGAGAGGTTTATAGAGTTCGGACAAGGATTTGTCAGCATGTCGCCAGCGTTGCGCGAAACTGAGTCATTAATACTCAACGGTAAGTTAAGACATGGCAATCATCCGGTACTGACTATGTGCGCGGCTAACGCAACAGTAACAGAAGATTCCACAGGTAACCGGAAATTCACAAAAGGCAAGGCTAACGGGCGAATTGATGGGATGGTATCTCTCGCAATGGCTGTAGGGGTGATGCCTAACAGTGTTAGGACTGAAGAACCAGAGATATACGTGATATGAATTTCAATCTAACTTCATTATTCTCTTGGTCGAAGAAAAGCCAGACAACACAAGATTTGTATAAAACATTGCTTGGTTTATCAACCTCAAAAAGTGGCCTATCAGTTGAATGGAAGCAAGCTATACAAGTTACGACGTTTTTCGCGTGTGCAAGAGTTATAGCCGATGGCTTGGCTCAAGTACCATTTAAGCTGAATAAAGAGATTGTAGGCGGAAAAGGTTCTGAACCAGCGAAAGATCACCCTTTGTATGAAGTTTTACATCTAAAGCCAAATGAGTGGCAGACAAGTTATGAGCTGCGTGAGCAAATTGGTCTGCATTTGGCTGTTAAGTTTAACGCTTACATATTTAAGGTAAGAGGATTACGCGGTGAAATAGTCGAATTATTGCCATTTGAACCTGACCAGGTAAGAGTTGTTCGTGATGGATGGTCAAGGAAGTATGAGGTTTATATTGGAAACGGAAAAAAGATAGACGTTAAGTCTGATGATATGTGGCACATTAGAGGCCCATCATGGAGCGGCGTTGAAGGATTAGATGCGGTGCGGCTGGCGCGTGAGGCTATAGGGCTTGCGCTGGCTACAGAGGAGCACGGCGCGCGGATGTTTGGAAATGGCGCAAGACCGAGCGGGATTTTATCAACTGACAGCGTAACATTGAAGAAAGAGCAGGTTGATGCCTTGCGTGAATCGTGGGAATCGACGCAGGGAGGTAACGCGAATGCTTACAAAACCGCTATTTTATCTGGCGGTTTGAAATGGCAATCATTAGCGATGAACGGCGTTGACTCTCAACACTTAGAGCAAAGGCGATTCCAGGTTGAGGAGGTATGTAGGGGCGCGCGCGTGATGCCAATTATGGTTGGTCATTCAGATAAGGCGGCAACTTACGCAAGCGCAGAACAGATGTTCCTGGCTCATGTAGTCCACACGATGATGCCGTGGTACGCAAGGATTGAGCAATCAGCAGCCGTCAACTTATTGAGCAAAGAAGAGCGCGCACAAGGCTATTTTCCAAAATTTAATGTGAATGGCTTAATGCGTGGAACGTTTAAAGACAGGTCGGAATTTTACACTAAAATGTTCAATGTTGGCTCGATGAATCCCAACGAAATAAGGGGTTTTGAAGATATGAACCCATATGAAGGCGGCGACACATATCGCGTGCCGCTAAATACAGCAGACCCGGCAAGCATTCAAGAAAATAATATTAATGGTGACGTTAATGAATAATGCATTAAAAGCTATAGATAGAACAGATGATGAGTTGCGCGTCGGAAACTATATGGTTTTGTTCGGCGGATCTGATTTAGTAGGTGAGTTTTTTACTAAATCAACACAGTTTGAAAGCAGCTATACAGATTTGGGACTATTATATGAAGATTTTGAGCATGGGCTAGACGTTGATGGAGTTGGAAACGACAAAAACAATGTTATAGGCACAGTTGATTGGAAGTCCGCAAAGATAGATGATACGGGTATATTTGTTGAAAGGATACTCAATCGAAGAGCTGAATATGTTAAATACATGGAAATGTTACTCGATGCCGGTGTTTTAGGGACATCAAGCGAGGCTATACCAGGATTGACCCGCAGAAAAAGCAGCGGAGAAATAACTAACTGGCCACTAATGCGTGACTCTCTAACAGTCACGCCAATGGAGCCAAGAATGGTTTCCAGCAATATCTTGCAGGCAGCAAAATCTTTGCGCGAAGTTTTCCCTAACAGCAAATCACTTTATTCTTTAGCATTTAATGGTTATGTAAAAGAAGAAATTAAAACATTAGATATAAAAACAGCAGAACAAGCCCTGCGTGATGCAGGATTTTCCCGCAACGAAGCAAAAAAGATACTTTCTTGTGGGTTTAAGTCAGTTGACCAGCGTGATGCTGAGAATATTGATGAAGCAATCGAGCAGGTAAAACGGAATATTATTTTACTTTCAAAAAATTAAATAGAAAGGAAATCACATGGCAGAAGCAAATAGTGAACTAACTGAATTACTCACAAAGCAAGGTGAGGCGTTCGAGGAATTCAAAAAAACAAATGATGCAAGATTGAAAGCTGTTGAGGAAAAAGGCTACGCACCAGAAGATGTAGTCGCGAAAGTTGATAAAATTAATGCAGATCTAAACCTATTAACTTCAGATATCACAGAGCTGGCTAAAAAGGCTAATAGGCCTCAATCTGTAGACACTAAAGGGCTAACACCTGAACAAGTTGATTATAAATCAGCTATGCAACGATTCATCCGCAAAGGTGACGACGCAGGCCTTGCAGATCTTGAGAAAAAAGCGTTTATGCGCGGGTCTGATGTTGACGGTGGTTATTTGATCCATAATGAAATGGAATCAAACATTGATCGCGTTGCAAGCACTGTATCAGCTATGCGAAGTCTTGCCGACGTTAGAACAATTGGGAAGGCGGGTATAGAGTTTCGCGTTAAAACTTCCGGTACTGCTGCTCGATGGGTAGGAGAAGGCGAGGCTGGTGGAGAAACAACCAACGCGAAATACGCGAAGATCGAGATTGCAGCGGAAGAGCTAGAAATAGAGCCATGGGCATATAACAGTGCTATGGAAGATGCGGACTTCGATATTGAAGCTGATATCATGGATGAAGCTGGTATAGGTTTTGGTGAGGCTGAAGGCGCCGGCGCTATTACTGGCACTGGCGTTAAACAAATGCGCGGAATCCTTGGATATACCAATATTGCTGATGCATCTTACACTTGGGGTAAAGTTGGGTTCAAAGTGTCAGGCGCTTCAGGTGCATTTGCATCATCGAACCCAGGCGATAATGTAATAAGCTTTATCCATTCTCTAAAGTCGCAGTACAGAACAGGCGCAAGTTTGCTTATGGCTGACACTACATTGTCATTGTTACGTCAAATTAAAGACGGTTCAGGTCATTTCTACTTATTTCAGCCAGACGTAACTGGTAATTTTGCTGGCTTTGTGCTTGGCGCGCCGGTTAATATTGATGACAACATGCCGGTTGTTGCAGCTAATTCGTATTCAATCGCCTACGCAAACTTCAAACGCGCTTATCGTATCGTTGACCGCAAAGGCGTTACATTAATACGTGACAACTTAACGACGAAAGGTACTACTAAGTTTAACCTTAGAAAGCGTGTTGGTGGCGGGATTAAGAATTTTGAAGCAATCAAGCTAATGAAGTTCTCAACCTAACAGATAAACACACAATCAACCCGCCAAGGCGGGTTTTTTATTGCCTAAATAAAAGGATTATAAAATGCAAGATTTACACAACAATATTCACCCTTTGCGGTGTATCAGCCCTGTATCAGAGGCGGGAACCACAGCTTTAGTTGGACAGATAATCGACCGACAAGGATATGAAAGCCTTGAGTACATAATTGCAACAGGGTCAATCGCTGATGCCGATGCAACATTTACAATTCTTCTCGAAGAAGGCGACGATTCAGGACTTAGTGACGCGGCTGCGGTTGCTAATGAAAACCTACTCGGAACCGAAGTTCTAGCGGCGTTCCAGTTTGATGATGACAATGAAACAAGAAAGTTAGGGTATGTTGGCACTAAGCGCTACACCAGATTAACAATAACCCCGGTTGCGAATGCTTCAGCCGCTGTAATTTGTGCAGTTGCTATTCTTGGCAACCCTGCAATAGCACCTACAGCTAACCCGCCTGTTTAATAGAATAGCGCCCTTCGGGGCGTTTTACTTATGATCGAAGTATATACAGCAGCAACAGAAGAGCCTGTCACTATTGATGAGGTAATGCACGAATGCCGAATTGATGATTACTCTTATCAAGAATCAGTAAGAATTTCTCGACTTATCGGTGACGCTAGAGCGGCTGTTGAGCAAGAATTAGACAGATATTTGATAACACAGACTCTTGACGCTTATTTTGACTCGTTTGATGACGTGATAAAATTGCAGCCGTTACAGTCTGTAACGTCAATAACTTATTA